CGGGGAAGCCCTTGAGCGCGCTGCGCCGCTGGGGCTCGAATGAGGCGAAGTCGTTGCGCGATCCCACCTTCTGGAACCACAGGTAGGACGGGTCCGCCTCGAACCTGGCGCGGAGCCGGTTCTGCGCCACGTCGGCGAAGATGGCCGGGAAATCGGCGCGGGTGTGCGCGGCAGGCGCGAACGACGCCCGGAAGATCTCCTCCGGCGTGTGGTAGCCCTTGAGGCCGCTGGCCTCGCGCATGATGTCGAGCAGGGCCGCACCACGGAACTGCTTGCCCGCAGTGAGGGCCTTGCCGGGGCTCAGCTTGGCCGCCAGCGCGTCGGCGACGGCGAGGCGCATCCCCTCCGCTCCGAGGTCCGCGCCCATCTGCACGTGCGCGGAGTCGTTGCGGCCGTCGATGTTCTGCTGGCCGGGCTGGCCGGCGAGCGCCTCGAACGCCCGGCCGCGGAACTGCTCGATCGTCATGTCCCCGGCGGTCGCCTCGACAGCGAGGGCCTTGACGGCCGCGACGCCGACGCACGCGGGCATAGCGGCCAGCGCCTGGATTCCGTTGATGCGCTCGCGCTCGGCGGCGACGAGGGCCTTGTGCTCGGCGGTTTTATCGGCCGCGAGCTGCTCGGGGGTCTTCTTGTCCAGGTCCATGATCTGGGTCTCCTTCACCGGCTCGCGGCCGGGTGCGTGACTCTCGAGGTGCGCGCCGGCAGACGCGCCGGCAACGACGAGGGCCAGTGCGCCGACCTCCCACGAGGTCGCCACGTACGCCTCTACGGCACCTACGTCCTCAGCCTCCGCACGCTCTAGCGTCCAGTCGACGACATCGACCGACAGTTCGCGGAGGATGCCTGCGTGCGCCTGGCGGATGACATGCTGCAGGTCGGCGCGCACGTCGGCGGCGTCGGCGAGCCTCACGTCTGCTACGAGGCCGTCATCGCTGATCGTCGCGGTGCCCTCGACTGTGCGGCCGATGCTGTCGGCGACGGAGGAAAATCCGACGTGCCCCGCTGTGAGCACGACCCCACGTACTAGGCGGGTCATGACGCACGCACGCGGCTCCATCGCGAATCGCACCGACCACGGAGCCCACACGCCGCTCGGGTTCGCGGCGGGGTGGCGCGGCACGGACTCGCCAGCGTAGAGCACAGCGCGCCGGATGCCGGGCTCCGCCCCTTCTGTCGGCGCGGCGAGGTGCGCCGAAAAGCGCCGCTGCTCCGATGCCAGGGCGAGGCGCTCAGGCTCGGTCAGCGCCGCGAAGGCTCTCTGATCGGCGGTTGCGACAGACGGCATGTAACGCCCCGTTACAGGTTCTGGCCCTGTCTACAGGGGTAGCGCGCTTTTTTTCCGGCGTCAAGGGATTATTGTATCGAGACGTTACACTTTCGGGGACGTAGCCGCCTGCCTGGCCTCGTCGGCGGTAAGGCCGAGGCGCGCGGCCTCGGCCTGGTACTGACTCCGCTCGGCCAGCACCTTGCGCCAGTCGTCACCGCGAGCGCTAATGATCTCGATCTCCGAGGTCGTGCCCATCTCCAGCCCGACCCTGTCGATCTCGACCTGCTCCCTGTCGACGCCTGCGATACGCGGGCGGCTCCAGATCCATTCCTTCTGGCCCGGCCCGATCTTGCCGGCGAGCTGCCCGGCCTCGACGAACCACTGCACGACTCGATCAAGGATCGGCTGCAGGTGGTTCTCGCGCTCCTTCGCGCGGGCCAGGTTGTGCGAGGCCGACGAAGCGCGCAAGCTCGAATAGTTGGCGTCGGACAGGTCGCCGCTCATCAGCTCATAGGTGACTCCAGCCCCGACGGCGACGCGCTTCTCTTCGCCGCGCAGGAGTTCGACGAGATCCGGAGAGGCGGTCTGCTGCGCGAACGTAAGCTCCTCTCCCTCTAGGAGATTCACGACCGCGACGGGGCCGACCTTGGACATCGGGGCGTCATCTGGCGGCTGCGCGCCCTCGTCGTCCTCGGCGGGAGGCGGAGCCTCGGGCTCTAGCAGCTTTTTCGCGGCGACGATCGATGCCTCCGCCCATAGTTTCAGGCGCTTCGCCTGTCGGATCTCGCCGATCTCGCTCAGGGCCTCGATGATGGCGGCAAGGTGCGTCACGCCGCGCACCTGGCCGGGCCGCTCCATAGTGTACAGGTGCGCCAGGTCGCGAGCCTCGACGTAGACGACGGCGGAACCTGCGCCCATGTAGCCACTATCGGCCGGATGCGCCAGCGACAGCCAGTAGCCGACGCGCCGGCCGATGCCGTCGAAGTCGACGCCGGCCACCACGCGCCCTCCCTGTTGCGGCGTCGTCGTGGCGCCCGTGTCTAGGTGGTCGCCCTCCAGCACCTCGATCTGCAGCGGCACCGGGTAGCCATCCTCGATGCGGCGCCAGCGGCGGCGGATGAGTGTCTCGCCGCGCACGCGCCAGCACCTGACGATCGGATCCTGCACTCCCCACCACCCGAGGTCACTGCCGACATAGCACTGCTCCGCCCACGCGGCGAACAGGTCGTTCAGCGCGTGGTCGTCGGCCCAGAATCGCCGACCTGCCGACCCCTGCCATTTGCCGAATCGCGGAGTCAGCCCCGTCCCGATCGTCCCGTCAACCAGCCGATCGACCGCGCTCCGTGCGTGCGGATTGTTGGTCGCCAGGTGCTGTGCGCGGTCGCGCAGCGGCGCGATTGCCGATATCGTCGAGGAGTTCGGACCGCTCGCCTGCCAGCCGCGCGTCGTGCCGTCCCAGTAGGGCTTTGTCGCGGCGTCGTAGGCGAACGAGCGCACGCGGCTGCGGGATGCGGCGACGGGCTTCGGCGCGCGACGGAAGAGATCAAGGAACGTGCCCATTACCGGCCCCCTAGTCTCCAGTAGGTCACGAGTCGACGGCCGCCCGCCAGTGCCGCGCGATGGGCGGCGAGCGCCAGGCGCAGATCGTCGACGCTGCGGTATACCACGGTCTTGTCGCCGTGACGCACCGATAGCTCGCCGCTGCCCAGTGCCGCCTCGAGCGCAGCGATCCATGCCTGTATCTCTGTCGGAGTCGCCATCGTCAGCCCCTCATCATGCGCCGGTACTCCTCGGCGCTCATCGTACGCCGCTGCCGCCTCGGCCTCGCATCCGACGGCGCGACGCTCTCCGCTACAGGCTGCCCTTGTTCCGCAGGAAAGTCAACGGCCGGCTTGGCCTCCGTGCTTGACATTTCCGGCGGCGTCTGCTCTGCGGTCTCGTCGGCATGCGCAAGCGTGACCCTCCCGCCAGCGGTCTCCCAGCGGAGGAGGGCTGCCATTGCGTAGCGCGCGCAGTCGAAATCTTCGTTCGCCCGGCCCTCGACCCGCAGCACGTAGCGCCGCTCGGCGCGCTTCGTCGCCCTGTTGTGCCGCGTCTCGAGTTTCTCGGCCGTGATTTGCTCGAAGAAGTCGGGGTCGAGGCCCTCCGCCAGGTGGACGTATCCCGGACCGGCGGCCCCGAGGTCATCCCTCCGCACGCGCAGCCGGCGGAACAAGTCATCGGCGCTGGTCGTGTGTCCGACGCGCCAGAATTGGTAGGCCCGATTGCCGCGCTCGGCCCTCCGGGCCTTCGGGGTGTAGATCGGGTCAGCCGGAGAGGTCGACCCGCGAACGGCGAACATCACCCTGCGTCGATCCTTCGCCGCGCAGTAGCGCAGCACGTCGTCGCTGCGGTGCCCGCCGCAGTCCATCGCTGCCGATACCACGCGCAGGTGCGCCCCGTCCTCTCGCTCCCACGTCGGGACCAGGACGGCCAGGTCATGCGCCCGCATCGTCCCCTGGTCGGCGGGGTCCGTCGGGATGATGATGCGCGCGACGAGCCACGACTCGTGGCCGACTCCCCATCCCCAGATATGAGCGTGTAGGCGGTCGTCCTGCACGTCGGTCGCCGCAGTCAGTACGCGCACGCCGAGGGGTAGGCGGTCCCATGCTGGCTCGAGTCGCGACTCGATGCTGACCTGGTCGACCTGCTCCCCTCGGTCCTCCCAGGTCTCGGCCAGGCGGACGTTGACGAATGCCCGCAGCGGCATGGTATCGCCGACCTTCGCGCGGGCGGTCGCGTGCAGCCACTCCTCGACGAGCGTACGCCATTCGAGCCCGCCGTATGGCGTGGCGATGGCCGTCATATGCCCGCCCCACGTGTCGCCGAGGCGCTCGGGGCGCGCGTGAATCCAGCGGCCCCTGTCGATGATCGCAGTCTTCTGGTGCTCGTCGATACGTGCGCTGCATGCGGCGCACTCGTACCAGACCTCGAAGCCAGGAAGGCCCGGCGTCCCGTCCCACTTCATTCCGCTCCACACGAGCGGCTGCATTTCGCCGCAGTGCGGGCATGGCACCTGCCACTCGCCCTGGCTGCTCAGGATGTACTCCTCCTCGATGCGGCTCGCGCCCTTGACCGTCGGCGTACAGGTCATCAGTTCCTTGGCCCGCGGCCCCCACGACGAGAGGCGAGCGCGGCCCAGTTTCACCGGCGGCCCCTCTGTGCCTGCGCTCGCGGGGTAGCCGTCGGGCTCGTCGAACCACAGGCGAGCGATCGGCTTGCCGCGGAACCCCGCCGGGCTGTTGCTCG